CCGCGCCGTGGCTCGGCCCGGTTGCCGTACCTTCCACGATGGAAGGTTTCACGACGAGCGCGGCTAGCGCGGCCTCAAGGTGGGGATACGCTGCCGCCCCCGCCCCGGCCTTTTGCAGCCGCGTCAGCACCTTTGCCACGGCCTCGGTTGCCTTGTGGACGGCATCCGCTTTCCCGGCCTCGGCACGTTGTGCGACCGTCATCCCGGCCACCTCGGCCTTGGCCTTGGCCTCGGCCTCGGCGTCTGCCTTGGCCTTGGCCTCGGCCTTGGCGCGTACCTCAGGCAAGTACTCCTTCAGGCGCGATACCATCGTATTCGCCGTAGTGCGTACCGTCTGATAGGCATCCCGTAGCGCGGCCCGTTCGGCCTTGAACGCCGCGACTGCCTCGGCCTCATCCTCCCCCTCGGCCTTGGCGCGGGCGCGTGCCTTGGCTACCTCCATAGCCTCGTCGTCGCTGTTGGCCTTGGGCAATTCCGACCCCTTGCGCCAGACGCTAGGCGCGTCTGGCACCTCGGAGATACGCAGGGCCGGGATTACCAGTTCGGCCCGAATAGCCTCCTTCGCCTCGCTGAACGCGGCGAGAGAAGCGATACCGTCAGCGGCGAGGGCCTCGGCGGCCTTGACCCATCGCCCGGTCACCTCGGCCTCGGCCTTGGCTACCGTGTCGGCCCCGGTCAGGGCCTCGCGCACAGCGGCGCGTGTGGAATCATTGAAACGCATAGACTGGTTCCTCTCGGTTGTGCCTCGGCCTCACCGATAACACGTGTTATCGGTTAGCCTCGGCGTGGATTGACAAGCAGCACGGGAAGCCGCGAGGGACTACCCTACTAATAGTAGACCATAAACAAGTGTCAGATGCAAGCACTTTCGACATCGACCGGGGCGACCCCCACCGCACCCCGGCCCCCCGCGTGGAGTTTGGAGTCCCAGCGTGTGTCGGCTACTCTATGATCTGCACATCCCATCATCACTTTTAAATCCAATCACGTATTCACAAATTTTCCTAAGTTGACCCCCACCCCCCTGTATATAAAAACACCCCCGGTTGTCTTGTTGGGTCCCTCCAAATGGGGTATACCTACATACGGTGTCTGGCAGGGTGCGCCTGCAGCGTCTGGATAGCCCGTTGCTGGTTTCGGGAATGGAAGTCCAGTGGACAAGGTCGAAATGAATCTCCTCCTCTTTCCTCGACCCACGTGATCCCCGGCAGGTAGGGCCTGCACACCATTTACATTTCAAGTACTTATTGATACATTCCGGCCCCATGCCGGTTGTAGCCACGCCAGAGTTGGGGATCCCGTTCCCCTTCGATACAACTCCGGAAGAACTTCAGGACTTCCGTGCAAAAGCGCGGGCGATGCTTGCTACCCTGAATGAACTTGAGTCGCAGGGCGTCAAGGTCGATGTGTCGGACGAAGACCGCAAGGTTTCTCATGAGATCTTGGCGTCCGAAGAGATGCCGCAACCCAAAGACCTCACTCCGGGGACCATAAAGCACCTCAACACCATCCTTTCTGAGTACGACAGAGAGGTCTTTGACGTACATCGTCGCCTTCGTGCTTATGTCACCAACAAGTTGATCCTCGATTCTTCAGACCCAGACCCCAAGACACGCCTCAAGGCTCTTGAACTTCTTGGTAAGGTGTCCGGTGTGGGACTCTTCTCCGACCGTGTAGATATCAACGTCACACATCGCACCGTGAAAGACATCGAAACGGAACTGCGCAAGACGTTGGAACTGTACGATGTCGAGTACAGCGTCGTACCTGCTACAAAATCCGTCAGCCTTGCTGATATCGACCTCGATTCCGAGTTAGGTAATGGACGCAACACTGCTTCGTGAAGTCGAGACGCGGCTTCCGAACCTGCCGCCAGAGGCGCAGCAGAAGGTCGGGCAGTTGCTGGCTGAAGCGCGCAAGGTTGGATCCCGTGAAAAAGCCAAAAGCGAGTTCATGGCATACGTAAAATACGTATGGCCGGGGTTCATCCACGGAAAACATCACGAAAAGATGGCCGAAGCCTTCCAAAAAGTGGCGGAAGGTAAGGTAAAGCGGCTCATCATCAACATGCCACCGCGTCATACCAAGTCAGAATTCGCTTCTTACCTCCTTCCAAGTTGGTTTTTAGGGCGTTTTCCGGGCAAAAAGATCATCCAAACCTCTCATACAGCCGAGTTGGCGGTGGGGTTTGGTCGAAAAGTGCGTAACTTGGTCGATTCCGACCGTTACAAGGACATCTTTCCCCAAGTAGCCCTTCAAGCGGACTCAAAAGCAGCCGGAAGATGGGCTACCAACTATGCAGGCGAGTACTTCGCCATCGGTGTGGGCGGTGCTGTGACCGGTAAGGGCGCGGATCTGCTCATCATCGATGACCCGCACTCGGAACAGGAGGCTACGCTGGCCGAAACCAACCCGGAGGTCTACGACAAGACCTACGAATGGTACACATCAGGCCCTCGTCAGCGTCTTCAGCCGGGAGGAGCCATCGTCATCGTCATGACCCGGTGGTCCAAGAAGGATCTGACCGGTCAAGTGGTCAAAGCAGCGGCGCAACGGGATGGTGAAGAGTGGGAAGTCATCGAGTTTCCCGCTATTTTGCCGTCTGGCAAGGCACTTTGGCCCGAGTTCTGGAAACTGCAGGAGTTGGAAGCCCTTCGACAGGAACTCCCTGTCGGAAAGTGGATGGCCCAGTACCAGCAGCAACCAACTTCGGATGTTTCAGCCATCATCAAACGGGAATGGTGGCGAGTTTGGGAAAAAGACGGCCCACCGTTCTGCGAATACATCATCCAGTCGTGGGATACGGCGTTTCTTAAGACGGAACGGGCCGACTATTCAGCCTGCACAACGTGGGGCATCTTTACCCAACCCGATGAAACCGGGAAAGAGCAGTCAAACATCATACTTTTAAATGCTTTCAAGAAACGTATGGAGTTTCCTGAACTGAAGCAGGAGGCGTTCAACGAGTACAAGTACTGGGAGCCAGACAGCCTCATAGTGGAGGCCAAAGCGGCGGGCAGTCCGCTGATATTTGAACTCAGGGCGATGGGTATCCCGGTTCAGGAGTTCACGCCTAGCAAAGGCAACGACAAGATCGCCCGCCTGAACGCTGTTGCAGACATCTTCGCTTCAGGTCGGGTATGGGTCCCTGAGACCCGTTGGGCGGAGGAACTGGTCGAGGAAGTGGCAAGTTTTCCCTCCGGTGAGCATGATGACTTGGTAGACTCCATGACGCAGGCTCTTTTACGGTACCGCAAAGGCGGGTTCATCAGACTTGCATCGGACGAGCCAGAACCGACGAAGTGGTTCAAGAGTCACAGGCGCGAAGGGTACTACTAGGAGAATCTAGATGGCTGTCGATAAATCCCTCTACGAAGCCCCGGTTGGTCTTGGCTCACTATCTGATGAGCCAGCCCTTGAGATCACGATTGAGGATCCGGAAGCGGTGTCCATCGGTATGGACGGAGCCGTCATCGACCTCATCAAGTCGGAGCCGCGTGCGGACAAGTTCGACGCCAACCTCGCGGATTACATGGACGAGGGCGAGTTGGCGAAGATGGCCTCCGAACTCATCCGCGACTACGAGACCGACTGTTCCGACCGCAAGGAGTGGCTCGACACCTATACGAAGGGTCTCAAGATCCTCGGCCTCAAGTATGACGACCGGACCGAGCCGTGGCCGGGTGCGTGTGGCGTGACCCACCCGCTCCTCATGGAGAGCGCGGTCAAGTTCCAGTCCGAGACCATCATGGAGACCTTCCCTGCGGCGGGTCCCGTCAAGACCAAGATCGTCGGTAAGGAGACTACCGAGAAGAAGGAAGCCGCCATCCGTGTCGCGGATGACATGAATTACCAGTTGACCGAGGTCATGAAGGAGTACCGCCCGGAACACGAGCGGATGCTGCTCAGTCTCGCCTTGGCGGGCAACGCCTTCAAGAAGGTCTACTTTGATCCTTCGCTCGACAGGCAGTCGGCGGTCTATGTCCCGGCAGAGGACATCGTCGTGCCATATGGTGCGTCCAACATCGAAACAGCGGAGCGCGTCACGCACCGGATGCGCAAGACCAAGAACGATCTGCTGAAACTTCAGCACGCAGGGTTCTACCGCGACATCGACCTGCCGGATCCCATCCCACAGATGGACGAGGTCGAGAAGCAGAAAGCGACCGACCAAGGCTTCTCAGCGACAGCGGACAACCGCTACCTCCTGCTGGAGATGCACGTCAACATCGACCTGCCGGGTTACCCGGATGTGGACGACGACAACAACGAGACCGGGATCGCGCTGCCGTACGTGGTCACCATCGAGAAGGGCACCGGGACGGTGCTGGCGATACGACGGAATTGGCGCGAAGATGACGACCTCAAGCAGAAGCGACAGCACTTCGTCCACTATGGATACGTCCCCGGCTTCGGCTTCTACTACTTCGGACTTATCCACCTCATCGGCGGGCATTCCAAGACCGCTACTTCTCTCCTGCGCCAACTTGTCGATGCGGGAACTCTCAGCAATCTTCCGGGTGGCTTCAAAACTCGCGGCTTGCGTATCAAGGGAGACAACACGCCCGTCCCCCCCGGAGAGTACATAGACGTAGACGTCGCCTCGGGCACCATCCGCGACAACATCATGCCGCTCCCGTACAAGGAGCCGAGCCAGACCCTCTCCCTCCTGATGGACAAGGTCATCGAGGACGGTCGCCGCTTCGCTGCGGTGTCAGACCTGAAGGTCTCCGATATGTCCTCGCAGGCCCCGGTCGGTACGACGCTTGCCATCCTTGAGCGTGTCCTCAAGGTCATGACGGCGGTGCAGGCCCGTATCTACTACACGATGAAGCAGGAGTTCAAACTCCTCGCGGGCATCATCCGTGACAACACCCCGGACGAGTACTCGTACGAGCCGGAGGTCGGCAAGCCGAGCGCCAAGAAGTCCGACTACGACAGCGTCGATGTCATCCCGGTGTCGGATCCGAACGCTGCGACCATGTCGCAGAAGATCGTGCAGTATCAGGCCGTGCTGCAACTTTCGCAGACCGCACCGAACATCTATGACCTGCCCCACCTGCACAGGCAGATGATCGAGACGCTGGGCGTCAAGAACGCTGAGAAGATCATCCCGCTTCCCTCGGATGCCAAGCCGCGTGATCCCATCACCGAGAACATGGACCTGATGACGGGCAAGCCGACCAAGGTCTTCATGTATCAGGACCACGAGGCTCACATCCAAGTCCACATGGCGCTGATGCAGGACCCGAAGATCGCTGGAATGATCGGGCAGAGTCCGCAGGCGCAAGCGATGCAGGCGGCTATCCAAGCGCACGTTATGGAGCATATGGCGTATCAGTACCGCCGCGAGATTGAGAAGCAATTGGGTACAGCCCTGCCCCCCTTGCCGCAGGACGACAGCGACGAGTACAACCTGCCGCCTGAGTTTGAGGCCCAGTTGTCGCAACTTGCTGCGATGGCCGCAGCCCGCGTCCTCCAGAAGGATCAGGCCGAAGCGCAGATGCAGCAGGCGCAGCAGCAGCAGCAGGATCCGCTCATCCAGATGCAGCAGATGGACCTCCAGATCAAGCAACTTGTGGCGCAGACGAAGGCGCAGCAGGCTCAGATCGACGGTCAGATCAAGATGATGGAGCAGCAGCGCAAGCAGCAGAAGGACATCATGGACGCCGCTGCCAAGGCAGATGAACTCGACCTGCGTCGTTCGGAGATCTCTGGGCAGCAGCAGTTGGAAGGCGCAAAACTTGGTGTAAACATCGAGGAGCATAAGGCCGAGCAGAGACGTGAAGGGGTACGCCTCGGCGTCGAGATCGGCAAAGCGAAAGAAGCCGCTGAGATCCAGCGCGAATCCGCCCGTAATCGGGCGCAACCCAAGAAAGGTGAAGAATGAGTTATTCCAACGCTCTGGAGTACTTGGTCAGCAAGTACGAGGAAGAGCGCACGTTGATCATCGAGGCTTTGGTCCAAGGCAAGTTGGACGAGGCCGAGTACAAACGTCTTTGCGGGGCGTTACAGGGTCTTGAACTCGCAAAGAACCATGTGAAAGACCTTGCAAAACGCTTGGAGCGCGAAGATGAGTAATATCGATGTAGAGAAGACGCAGGCAGAGGCGGCGAAAGCCAAACTCCTGCCAGAGCCGAAGGGGTACCACATCTTGTGTGCGGTACCTCATGTCGAGGAAGAGTACGAAAGCGGCCTCATCAAGGCTGAGGACACCAAGAAGGTCGAGGAGCAGACGACTGTCGTCCTGTTCGTCGTCAAGATGGGAAACCTCTGCTACAAGGATGAGTCCCGCTTTCCGACCGGACCGTGGTGTAAGGAAGGCGATTTTGTCCTTACCCGTCCGTACGCAGGTACCCGCGTGGTCATCCACGGTCGGGAGTTCCGCATCATCACCGATGACAGGGTTGAAGCCGTTGTTGATGACCCCCGTGGCATCCGCCGCGCATAAGGAGTAGACCATGCAGCAGGAAGAGTTTAAGTTCCCGGACGAGATCGAAAATACCAATAAGAATCAGGCAGATACGCCTGAATTGGAGATCAAGATCGAAGACGATACTCCGCCAGAGGACCGTGGCCGTAAGCCGCTCCCGAAGGAGATCGTGGACGAACTGGATAAGGATGACCTTGAGGAGTACTCCGAGAAGGTCAAGAAGCGCCTCGGCCAGATGAAGAAGGTCTGGCACGACGAGCGCCGTGAAAAGGAGCGCGTTGCCCGCGAGAAGGACGAGGCCCTCCGATTTGCCCAGACCCAGTTTGAAGAGAACCGCCGTCTCAAGCAGCGCCTTGGGGTGGGCGAAAGGGCCTACATCCAAGAGGTCACCAAGGCGGCTACCGGGGAACTTGCCACGGCCAAGGAGCGCCTGAAGCAGGCTTACGAGTCGGGTGACGGGGAAAAGATCGCGGAGGCTCAGGAAGCCCTGACCGACGCCAAACTGAAATTGAAGGATTACGAACGCTTCCGACCCTCTTTACAGGAGTCGGAAGAAGGAGTACAACAGTCTCAACAGGTGACGGCACCGCCACAGGCCGCTCCAGCCGCTGACCCAAAAGCAGAGGCTTGGAAGGCAAAGAACTCGTGGTTTGGTGAAGACGAGGAGATGACCGCCCTCGCACTCGGCCTGCACGAAAAACTGGTCCGATCTGGAATCGATCCGCGTAGTGACGATTACTACAAAGAGATCGACAGGACGATGCGTAGGCGATTCCCTGAAAATTTTGAGGGTAATGCCGAGCAAACGATGGAAAGGGACGAGAAGCCTTCTCCACGCACAAAGCCAGCCAATGTAGTGGCTCCGGTAACGCGGGGATCCGCGCCGCGTCAGGTCCGCCTGACTCCGACTCAAGTTGCACTTGCCAAGAGACTTGGCTTGAGCAATGAACAGTACGCAAAAGAACTTTTCAAACTGGAGAATTTCAATGGCTGAGAATCGTTTGGCTCGTGAACTTGAAAACCGAGAATCAACGCAGCGTAAGCAGTCTTGGGCACCGCCCCAGACTCTGCCTGAACCCACGCCGCAGGACGGTTGGGTGTTCAGATGGATCAGGACCTCCATGATGGGGCAGTTGGACCCCACGAATGCGTCCGGTAAGTTCCGTGAGGGTTGGGAGCCTGTGAAGGCCGAAGACCATCCTGAACTTATGTATCAGGCCGACCCCAATTCCAAGTTCAAGGGGAATGTGGAAGTCGGCGGGCTGTTGCTGTGCAAGGCTCCGGCTGAACTGATGAAGCAGCGTGACGAATACTACGCCAAGCAGAATCGGTCGCAGATCGAGTCCGTGGACAGCAACTACATGAGGCTGAACGACGAGCGTATGCCGCTTTTCAAGGAAAGGCGCTCGACCGTCGAATTCGGCAAAGGCAAATAACTTTTTAGGAGTCCTACATGGCTTATCCGTCTGTCGATGCCCCTTACGGGCTTAAGCCGATCAACCTGATCGGCGGACAGGTGTTCTCGGGTAGCACTCGGATGTATCCCATCCAGTACGGCTACGCTACGAACATCTTCAACGGTGACTTCGTCGTGTTGTCTCGCGGGTTTGTGACCCGTGCGGCTGTCGCGGCGACCACCTCCTCCAACGCTGTGACTGGCGTGTTCCTCGGCTGTTCGTTCACCAACCCGGTGACCAAGCAGAAGACGTTCTCCCAGTTCTGGCCCACCGGAACCCTCGCGGGTGACGCCGTGGCGTACGTTTGTGACGATCCGGATACCGTCTTCAAGGCGGTGGTCTGCTCGGCCACGACCGTTCTCGCTTCCGGTGCCAAGGCCCTCGTCGGTACCAACCTGTCGATGATCGATAACGCGGCTGTCGCGTCGAGCCTTGCCACGGGCAACTCGGCCAACGCCGTCCTTGCCCCGACTGCTACCCCGGTCACTTCGATCCTGCCCGTCCGTTGTGTCGGTCTGGTGGAAGAGACTGCGTATCAGGTCACGGGCACGGGTTCGTCGTCGGGCACCACGATCACGCTGACTGGTTCGGGTCTCTCGGGTGCTATCCCGGCTGGCACGAGCGTGGCGTATCTTGCGTCCAATGGTCAGATCATCGAGACCTCGTCGTTCGTCACGACTGCGGCCTCGGCTGGTGCGACCTCGGTCACGATCAACTCGGCGGTTGCCGTTCCGGGTGGCGTCACCGCTATCCCGGCAGCGTCCAGCATCCTCTTCACCGTGTACAATGAAGTTCTGGTGAAGATCAACCTGCTGACGCACGGCTACTACAGCAGCACCACGGCTTAAGGAGCAGTAAGACATGGCTATTTCACGCGCACAACTTCTGAAGGAACTGCTCCCCGGCCTGAACGCTCTGTTCGGCATGGAGTACAGTCGCTATGGCGAGGAACACAAGGAGATCTACGAGACCGAGACCTCCGAGCGTTCCTTTGAAGAGGAGACGAAACTCTCCGGCTTCAGCGCCGCCCCGGTGAAGAACGAAGGTCAGGCTATTGCGTACGACAATGCGCAGGAAGCGTGGACCGCTCGTTACAACCACGAGACCATCGCTCTTGGTTTCGCCATCACGGAAGAGGCCGTCGAGGACAACCTCTACGACTCTCTGAGCAAGCGCTACACCAAGGCGCAGGCTCGTGCGATGGCGTACACGAAGCAGGTCAAGGCTGCGTCGACCCTGAACAACGCTTTCTCGCCCGCTTACACGGGTGGCGACGGCGTGCCGCTCATCTCGACCGCGCATCCGCTCGTTTCGGGCGGTACCAACAGCAACCGTCCTGCGGTGGCTGCTGACCTGAACGAGACCTCGCTTGAGTCGGCTGTCATCCAGATCGCTGGTTGGACCGACGAGCGTGGCCTGCTCATCGCTGCGAAGCCTCGGAAACTCATCGTCCCCCCGGCGCTCATGTTTGTCGCCAAGCGGCTGCTCGATACGGAACTCCGTGTCGGCACGACCGATAACGACATCAACGCGCTGAAGGCGATGGGTTCGATCCCCGAGGGCTACAAGGTCAACCACTTCCTCACGGACACCAACGCTTGGTTCCTGATGACGGACGTGCCGAATGGCCTGAAGCACTTCGTGCGTACCCCGCTGGCGACCTCGATGGACGGTGATTTCGACACGGGCAATGTCCGCTACAAGGCTCGTGAGCGTTACTCGTTCGGTTGGTCGGATCCTCTTGCGATCTTCGGTTCGCCGGGTTCGACTTGATGATGTGAAGGAGGGGGCTTCGGCCCCCTCCTTCTTTCCTGTTTGATCTAGGAAAACCCAGCCGTACTGACTCGCCTAGGAGACGTTGCACAGACAGTACGGCGACTTGTGCAAAAGGAGTCTTATCATGTCTTTCTCGACTTACTCTGGCCCGCTTCGCTCGGGCACCATCAAGGACGGCACCGTGGCCGCTGGCCGCAATACGGGTCTCTTTGTCCTCTCTCAGTCCTATGACACGGGCGTCGTCACCGCTGGTGTCGGTAACGTGGACGTCCAGTTCGGCAACCTCCCGCAGGGTGCCCAGATCGTGGACATCGTCGTGGATCAGGTCGTTGTTCCGGGCGGCTCCTCGACTTCGACCATCTCGGTCGGCAATGCTTCGGGCGGCGCTCAGTTGATGGCTGCTGTGGTGACCACCGCTGGTGGGCGCTTCCGTGGCACCGCTACCGCTACGACCCAGTTGGCGTGGCAGACTTCGACCACGGCGGATACCCCGCTCTGGTCGCGCTACGCGGTCGGCGCGGCGGCTGGTGTTGGTCGTGCGATCATCACGGTCCTCTACGTCCAGCGTGCCCCGGATGGTTCGCAGGTCCCGGCTTCCGTCTGATAACGGAGGTTTAAGATGTCCACTCAAACAGACGTCCTAGCCATCCATACGGAGGCTACGGGATCGATGGTGTCTGGCCGATACCGTCTGAAGGGCTACCAAGGTCTTTCAGGCGGTACCGCTGGAGATTTCATTTTCCGTGATGGTGACGCTTCTGGACCTGTCCGGCTCCAGTTCAACGTTCCCGCCAACACGAACAATCCTTTCTCCAACCTCATCCCCGGAGAAGGGATCCTGTTCTACAACGGGATCCACGTTACACTTCCCACCGCTGCAAAGGTAACCATCTTCTATGGCTAAGTCACCCGCGTGGCAGCGTGCCGAAGGAAAGAACCCTGCTGGAGGCTTGAACGCCAAAGGCAGGGCGTCTTACAACAAGGCCAATCCCGGCAAGCCGGGGTTGAAGCGACCCCAGCCAGAAGGAGGCTCGCGTAGGGACTCATTCTGTGCCCGGATGAAAGGGATGAAGCGGAAATTGACGAGTGCAAAGACCGCCAACGACCCGAACAGCCGGATCAACAAGTCGCTTCGTGCATGGAACTGCTGACATGAAACACGAAACAGCAGAGCATCTGAAAAACGTGGGCGATGCCCTTTCAGTCCTTACCGTGGTAGGAGCCTTGGTAGACGTGCTTCCCTCAGTCGCAGCGGTGTTCACAATCGTATGGACCGGGCTTCGTATCTACGAATCTCCAACCGTGCAGGGCCTCATCAAGAAGTGGAAGGACCGTGCCAAGTAAGTCCAAAGCGCAGCACAACCTGATGGCGATGGTGGCGAACAATCCGAAAGCCGCCAAGCGTGTCGGGGTCCCCCAGAAAGTAGGCAAGGAATATCTCAAGGCCGACAAAGGCCGCAAATTCAGGAGTAAGTGACCATGAAAGAATCCAAGGCGATGATGAAGAAGGAGTTGGCCTTCATGAAGAAGAAGGGCGCTCCCAAGTCGATGATCAAGCACGAAAAGGCCGAGGCGGGCGTCAAGAAGATGCGCAGCGGCGGTGCTTGCTACGCCCGTGGCGGCGGCATCGAGAGCAAGGGTAAGACTCGCGGGAAGTTTGTCTAATGAAGCGGGTCAAGAGTTTTGGGCCAAACTCGTTCAAGCCCAAGATGAAAGGCGGTATGCCTCGCATGAAGAAGTTTGCTGGAGGTGGAACTATTCCTTCTACTCCTAAGCGTAAACTTCGTCCTGAAGAAGATCCCAACTATAATCCGATGGACGATCTTGCACCTCCGGGCAACCTACCCCTGCCTGTTAGGGATGCGGAAAAGACTCCCGCTCGTCCTCCCGCTCGTCCTCCCGCTCGTCCTCCCGCTCGTCCTCCTGTAAAAAACAAGCAGCAGATGGAGAAAGAGCGGCAGAACCGCATGACACCCGCTAAGAAGTTCGCCAAGGGCGGCTCTGTCCGTGGTGGCGGTTGCGAGACCAAGGGCAAGACCAAGGGTCGCTTTGTATGAAGAACTTGGCTCGTCAGTATGACGAGAACAAGAAGCGGACGGAGGCACCTAAGAAGGACGAGTTCAAGTACGTCCGGGGTGCCCGAGTCCGCGTGACCGAACCGCAGAAGGTCGAGGAGAAGGCAGCATGAAACCCTCGCGTGGCATGGGTGCAATCGCTCCGAGCAAGGTCCCTCGTGCCAAGCGGCGTGGGGACTCTCAGCCTGTCATCGGTACGGGCAGGCCCATCAAGACGTTCAAGGCGGGTGGAGAGTCCAAGGTCAACGAGGCCGGGAACTACACCAAGCGGGCAAGGGGTAAGAAGTAATGGTTGACAAGACTACAGCCACGACCGAGTTCAACCTCGACCTCAGCACCATCATCGAAGAGGCTTTCGAGCGGTGCGGGGCTGAGATGCGTACTGGGTATGACTTCCGTACGGCACGGCGTAGTCTTGCGTTGCTCCTGATGGACTGGTCAAACCGAGGCATCAACCTCTGGACGCTCGACAGCGGGACGCAGGTTCTGACTTCGGGACTCGCCACCTACGACCTCCCGGTCGATACGGTGGACCTCTTGGATCACGTCATCCGTACGGGCACGGGCCAGAACCAGATCGACATCAACATCTCGCGCATCTCGTCCAGCACCTACCTGTCTATCCCGAACAAGAACGCGACGGGCAGGCCGATCCAGATCTGGATCAATCGTCGCACGGGCGCAACAGGTGCGGACGACGCTGTGGTATATCCGCAGGTTACGGTGTGGCCGAAACCCGACAATAGTACAACCTACACACTTGTCTATACGCGACTTCGTAGGATGTTCGATCCCGGCACGGGTGCGAACGGGCAGGACATCCCCTTCCGGTTCCTCCCCTGCATGGTGGCGGGGCTGGCGTATTACCTGTCGATGAAGATCCCCGGCGCTGAAGTGCGGATGCAGATGCTCAAGGCGCAGTACGACGAGGCTTGGCAACTGGCTTCGGACGAGGACCGCGAGAAGGCTCCGGTCCGGTTCGTTCCCCGGCAGTCGTTTCTGAGGTGATCCGTGGGCAACAGGTACGCCTCTGGCAAACACGCTATCGCGGAATGCGACCGATGCGGCTGGAGGTACAAACTTAGGGAACTGAAGCCCCTCGTCATCAAGACCAAGAACGTGAACATCTTGGTCTGCTCGGCGTGCTGGGAGCAGGACCATCCGCAGTTGTCGCTGGGCCTCTACCCGGTGGATGACCCGCAGGCACTCAGGAACCCCCGCCCGGACACGAGTTACTTCGCGCCGGGTAACGACGGGGCAGGTGGTAGTAGAATGATCCAATGGGGCTGGGCACCCGTTGGTGGAGCGAGGGCGAACGACAACGGTCTGACGCCCAATGATCTGGTAGCCCGTGGACAGGTAGGAACCGTCACCGTAGTGACGAACTAGGAGTAACATATGAAGATGAAGCAGATTGCTGACAAGGCTGTGAAGGGTCACGAGAAGCGGATGCACGGCATGAAGGCTGGCGGTCCGACCTCGCTTGACCGGAAGAACTACGGTCGCAACATGGCGCGGGTGATGAACCAGCGCAGCAAGCCCCGTGGGAGAGGCTGATATGAAGCACGACAAGATCAAGCCGAACAAAGAGTCCACGGGCCAGAACGGCTACCCTGAAAAGGACATCAACGTCGGTATCACGCATTCCACCATGCGTGGTGCTGGTGCAGCCACGAAGGGCAAGAAGTTCGTCTCGCAGATCAACCTCAACAGGCGCGGTAAACTCTCTGCTGGTTGGTAATGAACTACACCCAACTTTCAACCGCGATTCAGGACTATTGCGAATCTACAGAGCAAGCCTTTGTAGCCAATATCCCGAACTTCGTGCAGATCGCAGAAGAGCGGATCTACAACTCCGTTCAGATCCCTGCGCTCCGTAAGAACGTGACAGGTGTCATGACGTCGGGGCAGAAGTACTTGTCCCTTCCGAATGACTGGCTGTCCACGTTCTCCATTGCGGTGATCGCCCCGGTGACCAACGAGTACGAGTACCTGCTCAACAAGGACGTGAACTTCATCCGTGCGGCGTACCCCCCTCCGGGCACGCAGGGGAAGCCGAAGTACTACGCCATCTGGGATGACGGCAGTATGCTGCTAGGCCCCACTCCTGATGCGAACTATCAGGTAGAACTGCACTATTACTACTACCCACAGTCCATCGTAAGTGCAGGTAATACTTGGGTGGGGGACAACTTTGAGCAGGTCTTGCTGTACGGATGTCTCCGCGAAGCCTATACCTTCTTGAAAGGCGAGGGGGACATGATCAACAACTACGAGGCGAAGTACCAAGAGGGTATCGCGCAACTCAAGCGTCTGGGTGACGGCCTCAACCGTCAGGATGCTTACCGTTCTGGCCAAGTGAGGACTCCTGTCACATGAGCATCGAATCGATCAGCGGGCTTGGTGTAGTCAAGGTCTTTACGACCGAGAACCGTGGGTTCACGGCTGAGGAGATCGCAGACCGCGCCCTCGACAAGATCATCTATGTGGGGGACAAGAGCCATCCGCTCGTCTCCGCGCAGGCCCACGCATTCAAGGACAACATCCGCAAGGTGCTTGTCCACTACCTCAATGAAGCCCAGCGCAACGAGCGCATGACCATCCAAGCCCGTCTCCGTGAGACCGGGTATCCTGAAATCGCAGATTTGATCGGAGAACTCTGATGCCTATCACCCAAGCAATGGCGACCTCTTTCAAGGTCGAGATCCTCAACGGATTCCACGCCTTCGGCACTTCCGTCACCCGTGGTACCACGGCAGCGGACACCTTCAAGATCGCCCTCTACACTTCGTCGGCTACACTCGACGCCTCGACCACGGCATACTCCACGACCAACGAAGTGGCGACTGGCGGCGGCTACTCGGCGGGTGGTAACACCCTGACCACGGTGGCCCCGACCTCGTCGGGTACGACGGCGTTCCTCGACTTCAACGACACCACTTGGTCCACTTCGACCATCACGGCGAACGGTGCGCTGATCTACAACAGCACGCAGTCGAACCGTGCGGTGGCTGTGCTGGCGTTCGGTAGCGACAAGTCGTCTTCGGGCGGCAACTTCACCATCCAGTTTCCGGTGGCAGACGCAAGCAACGCCATCATCAGGATTGCCTGAGATGCTCCGCAAGCAGCCCGCGATGGAGTGGCGTCCGACGTTGGGGTCGTGGCTTCTCCGTACCGAGACCCCGATGCCCGAGTGGGCGGTCAAAAAGTGCATCGAGTTTATGCTCAAGGTGCAGGCTGCGCGACGTCTGGGTTTGATGCCGGGAGATACTCGGGACGATCTCGATGCAAGCGTGAAGGCGCTCAACGAAGGCAAGGTCCAGCAATGGGCTGCTGGGTCGCAGATGGACGGCAGCGGCGAAATCGAAGTGTTCCGTACCACGCAGGGTACGGGAAAGATCATCACTCTAGGAGTTTAAGACATGGCAGCGACATTTAGAGCAACGGGCGGCGGTATCGCCTATGCGTCCAGCAAGGATATGCTCAACGTGTTCAATGGCACCTCGTCGGCGCGCATCATCCGCGTCTATCGCGGGTATTGGTTCAACAACGGCACCGCTGCGGTAACTGGTGTCATCACGACTGGGCAGGTTCGTCGAATCACCGCAGCGTCTGCTGGTACTGCGGTCACCCCGGTCAAGCACGACACGAACAGCAGCAACCTCGACGCCAACACGACCTGCGGAACGAACCAGACGACGACTGGCACGGATATCTTCCGTCGCTTCCTGTTCGTGAACGAGGAGCCTATCGTTGCAGGTACCACGCAGGCCAACTGGCTGACGCTGGTGCCGTTTGCGGAGATCTGGAACGCGGGCTACGGCGACACCAACGTCGAACCTGTCACCTGCCGCGCTACGCAGGGCTTCCAGTTGTTCCACTCTGGTACCTCTGCGGTTGGCACGGCTGACCTCGAAATCGAGTTCACCGACGCGGCGACTTAATACATGGCGACACTCCGGCATATCACCTGCGGCCATGAATGGCAGGTGTCGGAGGAGTTGGCAAACCGTGTTGAGCAGGACCTCAACGGCGGGGTAGGCGGCTCTTCGCCCCCCGTCACTTGCCCAAGTTGTTCGACAAAAGACAGGTACTCGCGCTTTGAGGTCGTGAAGGAGTTGCAAAGCGATGGCTGAGACGCTGTACATCAAGTTGGATGCTGTCGATGTCCGCCCGTTGGAAGATGGCTTGCTTGGCATCTTCAACAACGAGACGACGGATGATCGGCGGTATTTCGAGTTGGTGTCGCTGCGGGTGTCGCCGTCTGCGCCGCTGTCGAACACGACGGCGGGCGTCGGTCGTTCTGCCGCCATGTCCATCCGTCGCATCACCGCGCTGTCGGGCGGCGATTCGATAACGCCCATCCGCATGGACACGGCAGACGCTGCGCTTCCGGCGCAGGTACTGGTCCGCAACGACCCCGACAGCGTGACTGCAAGCGACATCTTCCGGCGCATCGCGGACGCCCCGGCGTACTCCAGCACGGTGGCGAACACGCAGTTCTCGTCTCGCACCTACGGCGGCTCGATGGTGACGCACCAGAAGTCCCACTATGCTGACATCTGGCGTGGCGGCGAGAATGCGGATGTCGAGCCGATCATCCTGCGCGAAGGGCAGGGCCTCGCCATCTTCCAAGACGAGTACGGTACGCAGCATTCGATGCAGACTGCTGCCGTCGTGACGAACACGGCAACCGGGGCGACTTACATCTGCCGCTCGACCGACCTTTCGACAGACCGCCGACTAAACGAAGCAACTTTCGCCATCTTCAACGGCAGCGGCTCGGGCGTGACGCTGGCGGTGAAACTCTGGGTGCTGCCGATGGACGGCGAGGCGATTACGCTTCCACAGTTACGACTCTGTCGTATCGCGGGAATTGCCCTCGGTGGCAACACGGTGACGCCCATCCGACCCGACACCAGCAAGAGCGTCCCGTCTGCGCTGCAAATCGTGTCCGGCTCCTTCCAGCCGCGCATCGCGGGCGAGTGGCAGGCCGACTATTACACGACGCACGGCAGTCTTTACGGTGGTGCCGGAACAGCCATACAAGGATGGAACAAAGCGCAGATCGACGCCGGAACCTTCAACCGCGCCACGATGACGCAGAACTTTCGCGCCATAGGCGAGACTCCGGGCGGTGTTCGCGTCGGCACCCTCAATGACGACATGATGTTCGATGCAGAACCCGGCAAGGGCATCATCATCAAGCCCGGCGACGGCCTTGGCCTTGTCGCTGGCACTTTTGTGAATACTGCCGGTACGCAGGCTGTCGGCAACACCTCGACATTTGTCAACTACGACATCGAAGCCGTCCTTCTGCACTACCCGCCGCCCGCTGCAAGCGGCAATACCTATTCTCGTTCTCGCGTTGTGAACAGGTGATCTATGCTTAAACAGAATACGACGCGGAATCTGATGGTCCTCATGACGGACTCGTCTGACCACATCACGGGCAAGACCGGGGCCACGCTCACGATCACGCTCTCGAAGAACGGCGCGGCGTTCGCATCCATCAGCCCAACCGTTACTGAGCGCGGTGATGGCTGGTACAGCATCGCTCTGACTACGGGCAACACCGACACCCTCGGTGATTTCGTTCTGCACATCACGGCCAGCGGTGCTGACCCGACAGATGTCCGTGAGGAGGTAGTTGCGGCTATTGAGAGCGTTAACGTCTCCAAGATGAACAATGCCACCGTGTATGGCGATGGCACGTCTGGAGATCTCTGGCGCGGAACGCCGTGAGCGCATTTTCGTCGGCGTCATTCTCGACGTCGGCGTTCTCAACCTCGGCGTTCGATATCTCAGCGGCTGCTGGGGTCACGGTCCTTGTCACCGGGGTCTCAGCAACTGGCGTCATAGGTAACGAGACAGTTGTCACCGACTGCGTATTCGCGGTCGCGGGGGTCTCGGCTACAGGCTCCGTAGGCACGGTCACGGTCGTCGGAGTGGCGCTTGTCACCCCTACGGGAGTCTCGGCTACAGGTGAAGTCGGGACGGTAGCGGTCGCCGCTGCGGCGCTGGTGCAGCCTACCGGGGTTGTGGGCACGACCGCTCTTGGTACCGTCACAGTACTGGCTGAGACGGTTGTCCAGCCTACCGGGGTCGTGGGTACTACGGCGCTCGGGGCCATCACGGTCATCTCCGAGAACATCATCCAAGTCACCGGACTGGAGGTAACGGGGTACGTCGGTACTGTCGAGGTAGGCGAGCGTGTACTGGTCCAAGTGACCGGGGTCTCCGCTACGGGGCAGGTCGGTACGGTCGGTGCGTCCCTCGGGGTGGTCATCATCCCGCTGGGTGTGCAGGCTACGGGCTACGTGAGCCGGGTGGACATTTGGGATATCATCAACACTACCCAGAACGCCAACTGGACAGGGATCGGTACGGCGCAGACCCCGAATTGGAACGACATACCTACGACGCAGAACCCGAACTGGACAGAGATTGCAGCGTGAGGCAGTAGACGATGGCAAGCACATATTCATCAAATCTTGCGCTGGAACTGATCGGTAACGAAGATCAGGCAGGTTCGTGGGGTAACACGACCAATCGGAATCTTGGCACGCTCATCGAGCAGGCCATCTCGGGATACGTCACTCAAGCGGTTACTACGGGGATCGACACGGTCTTGGCGATGCCCAACGGGTCGAATGCAGTAGCCCGCAACATGACCATTGAGTTGACCGGGACAGGCGGGGCGAACACCAATCTCGTCATCCCGGCGAACCGGAAACTCTACTTCATCTACAACAACACCTCGGCAGGGCAGGTCACGGTCAAGGTCTCCGGACAGACCGGAGTCTCCATCCCCAACGGGCGAAAGATGTTGCTGGTTTGCAACGGGACGGATGCGGTCCCTGCCATCAACTACTTCCCGAACCTCACCATTGCGGGCGTCACAACCGACTCTTTGGACGTCAATGGACCTACCACGCTTGATACGGTGGACATCTCAGGTACGGCGACGTTTTCTGGGCTGACGGCAGGTCAGTTCTTGATGCTTGATGGCAGCAAAAACGCGGTTAGCAAGACTGTCAGCGCTTCTCGCGGAGCAGGTTGGGCTACAACGCTTGGTGGGGCTATCGTCGCTCCACTTAGCCAAACTGTAGAGATCGCTTCCAAATCTCAGATCACTTCAATCGTCATTTTGACTGAAGCCGCGCAGGGATCCTGTGTCATCGACTTGTGGAAAGCGGCGAAGCCTACCATTCCGACTTCGCTGAACAGTATCTGCGGCACGAATAAACCAACGATCACGAATGGTACAAACCTTTTCAGTACCGACTTTACGGGCTGGACTTCTACTACGTTCAATCCCGGCGATCTGCTGACTTTCCGTCTTCAATCGTCAAGTGTGTTCTCCAAAGTCACGATCTACATCACGTTGCAGGACATTCCATGACAACGCTCGTTTGGAACCAAGTAATTAATAGTATAGATGACGCCTCATTTAGGGCGTGGGGGTCTGATCTGTCCTCGCGTTTAGCATCGATTGGGCTTATCAAAACTAGCGATACTGGTCAGATCAATTGGACTACGGTGACTCGTCCCGCTGCTGGAAATTTTGCCGGGTACGAAATCTGGCGGTTTGCAGACTCTACTATTTTTATGAGATGGGAATATGGGTCCGGTTCAGGATCTAACCAGTCTACTCCTGCTATACGTATTGCAGTAGGACAAGGTAGCAACGGTTCCGGCACTTTGACTGGCGCAGTAACCAGTACAGTTATTGCATCTCTTTCAAGAGCCTTGAGTAATGCAACTACGCCCAAAACTTCTTATATGTGCCACACAGGTGGGTACTTTGGGTTTTTAGGCTATAGCAATTATTCAGCGGCACCAGACAAGTCAAACGTATTTTTTTCGGTGTGCAAAACTGTAGACGCGAATGGCGTTTTTACAAATAACGGCGCTATAGTGTATTGGAATACCCAGTCAGGTATTGCAGAATATGCTCCAAATCAGATTTTAAATCTTGCGACAAATACTGCGATGCAGTTGCAAGACTCCCCAAATGTTAGTCCATATAGAGTCGGTACTTATTGTATGGTGCCTTTTAATATTACATCGTCACTAGTAGGTTCTGACACGCAATGTTTTGCTCATTGGATGGCGACTCCGCGCGTATATCCAGTAATTGGCGTGTGTACCGTTGTAACAAACGAAGTCTCTTTTGGATCAACTTTTAGTACCGCTATCGTGGGCACTACTCCTAGAACATATCTTGGTTTAGATCTATCAAATGCCGGAGCGATCATAAATACCTTTAATAATAGCGGAATATTTAACTACAAATTAGCGATGCTCTGGGAGTAATCATGACTACTCTTGTCTGGTCGTCATCTCTTAACGCGACTACTACCGCTGATTTTCGCGCTAACGGGTCCAATTTATCCTCACGTTTTGCATCAATTGGTCTTATTCAAACCAGCGATACTGGGCAGATCAACTGGACTACTGTGACATCGCCCGGTCAGGGTTTATTTGCGGGGTATGAAATCTGGCGATTTTCAGATTCATCTGTTTTTATAAGGATAGACTATGGGTGTAGTAGTACTTCAGTATCGGCACTAGGGCTTGCTTTGCGGCTAAGTGTAGGTTCAGGAAGTAACGGTTCAGGAACGCTTACAGGAGCAACTGTAACTGATGCAACTACTTGGGGTACTGGAGGTACCAGTCCAAGTATGGGTAATTTTTTCTCATACATGGTATTAACACCTACATTTTTTGCGTTTTTTGGATGGAAAAATGCTAGAAACGACGGTATTTGGGCTGGAATGGCGATAGCCAAAACAACAGATGCTAACGGAAACGCGAACAATGTAGGTGTAGTAGTTTATTGGGGAGGCGTATCTAATACTTCTGGTAATTCACGCTTTCCAAATGCTGCTTGCCTTAATTTCCAAACTAACGTCGCTAGCAACACTATTGTAGACGGGCAGTTTTGTGTAGTACCGCAGAACATTACTTCGTCTGTTGTTGATACGGATACTCAATGTTTTGCGCATTGGGGGGCTTTCCCAAGAGTGTATCCTACGACGCAAGTATGCAGCGTATTAAGGTCTGAAACTCCAGCATTAAGTACTTTTACAACGACTATTGTAGGCACAACTCCACGTAGGTATCTTATTCTTGACGACACTTATTACGGAGCAATAAATGACGGAGTTAACAATCTTTGTACGTACAGACTCGCCATTCTTTGGGAGTAGATCATGGCTATGATTCCTGCTTTTCAACTTGCCACGCCACCTGCCGAGCCACGGTCGCAAAGTATTTTAATTGTTAACGGACTTAATCCAAGCACTTATACTTATTGGAGCGTTGTCATCCCGCCGTTCAACAACACCATCCGTCCTCCTGAACAAAGTGTAGGATTCTCACTATGATCCAAGCAGCAGTCCTTGAACTTCTGAAGCCGCTCCTTGCCAATGGGCTGGGGCTGGTGGCCAACGCCGTCCTTGCCAAGGGCAAGGGGTATGTAGAGAAGAAACTGGGTGTCGAACTTAAGCCGGACATGACGGCTGACGAGATCATCCGGTTGAAGTCCGCAGAGATGGAGCATGAAGAGGAACTGCTCCGACTCAAGATCGAAGAGAACAAGTTGGGCTTGGCCGAACTTGAGTTGTACATGAAGGATGTGAATTCAGCGCGGGAGCGGGAGGTACAGATCTCCACTTCTGAGAAAGCCCCCTTGCTCAACAAGATCGTGACCCCCGTTCTCGCGCTGTCCCTTCTCCTGATGACCTTCGGTCTGTTCGGCATCGTGATGTTCGATGATCAGCCTGTGGAACCGACCCGCAAGGACATTCTCATCTACATCTTGGGCGTCCTGTCGGCCATCGCTACCCAGATCATCTCGTACTACTTCGGCTCGTCGCAGGGTAGCCGGGACAAGTCCGACCAGATCAAGGAGATGATGAAGTGAGCAACGTCGAAGAACAGGCAGACTTTCTGCAAGATGTCGCCCTTCTCATCCAGAAGGCGCGGGAGATGGGCTTCCTCGTCACAGGGGGAGAACTTTACCGGACCCCGGAGCAGCAGCAGATCCACATCAAGGCGGGTCGCAGCCGGACCATGAACAGCCTGCATCTCTCCCGTCGCGCCATCGACTTCAACTTCTTCAAGGACGGGAAGTTGTGCTACGATAAGGGCGTTCTCGCCCCCCTCGGGGCGTACTGGGAATCGCTCCATCCCTTGAACTCATGGGGCGGCAACGGAGTCCGTCTGGTGGATACTCCGCACTTCTCTCGCGGTATTGGCAAGCCTGAGTGGCGGAGAGTGACGGATGCCCCTTCAAAAACTTGAGTTGCGTCCCGGTGTAAACCGGGAATCGACATCGTATGCCAACGAAGGCGGGTACTACGCCTGCGACAAGGTACGGTGGCGCTCAGGTTTTGCTGAGAAGATCGGCGGCTGGCAGGGGCTGAATGCCGAGGGCAGCACCTTCAAAGGTGTGTGCCGCAACGTCTGGAACTGGGTGACCACGCTCGGCCAGAACCTGCTTGGCATGGGGACGAACCAGAAGTTCTACGTCGAGATGGGCGGGATCTACTACGACATCACGCCGCTCGGTAGCACTCTGGCTCTGGGCGCTGCCCCCTTTGCCACGACCAATGGCAGCAAGATCGTCACGGTCACCGCGTCGAACCACGGGGCTACTCGCGGTACCTATGTCACTTTCTCTGGCGCGACAGCGGTGGCTGGACTGACCTTGAACGGTGCGTACGAGATCCAGACCGTACCTGACGCGAACAGTTTCACCATCTACACTTCCACCCCTGCCAACGCAACGACCACAGGCGGTGGCTCAGTTGTGATCGCCTCCTTCGACATCAACGCAGACAATGCGCTTTACAGTTCTGGTGTGGGTTGGGGCGGTCCGCCGTGGGGTGCTGGCGGCTGGGGTTCTGTCTCCGGTGTCGGCGTGAATATGCGGCTCTGGTCGATGTTCAACTACAACGACGACCTCATCTTCGCGGAGCGGGGCGGCGAGATCTATTTCTGGACGCTGGACGTCGGTAACTGGAACAAGGCTGTTACGCTTGAAGCGAAGGCCAATGCAGCCATCAAGTTCGGCACCACGGCGACCGCTGGCTCGGGCGTGACAACCCTCACGGTATCGGACACTTCGGGCATCAACACGGGCGCAATCGTGACGGGTACCGGGATCCCCGCAGGAGCGTATGTCACCACGGCTTGGGACGGCAGCGCTTCGGTGCCTATCTCCATCGCCACCACTTCATCCTTGTCGAACACTCCGGTCGATTTCAGTTTTGCTGGGCAGCACATCCCGAACAAGGTCAACGTCATCATCGACTCTCCGACCAACGATTTCATCATCGCTTGTGGCTCTACGCCCTACGACCCTACGAACTTCAACACGGCATTCGACCCGCTTCTCGTCCGTTGGGCAGATCAGGGCAACGCCTACGAGTGGGTGCCGGAGACCACGAACCAGTCCGGTGAGACCAAACTCTCGCACGGTTCCTACATCGTGACGGCTACCAACACCCGTCAGGAGATCCTCATCTGGACCGATACTGCGCTTTTCTCCATGCAGTATGTCGGTCCGCCGTTCGTCTGGTCGTTCAATCCGCTTGACCATGATGTGACCATCTCGTCCCAGAACGCCGTGATGACTGTGAACAACGTCGTCTACTGGATGGGGCGGGACAAGTTCTTCGTGTATTCAGGCCGCGTCGAGACGCTGCCCTGCACCCTGCGTCAGTACATCTTCAGCGATATCAATTTCGACCAGATGGGTCAGGTCGTTGCGGGTGCCAATGAGGGGTTCAACGAAATCTGGTGGTGCTACCCGTCTGCTACAAGCACCGTAAACGACCGCTATGTGGTCTACAATTATCTGGAAAAGACGTGGTACTACGGCACGCTTGTGCGTACTGCGTGGGCGGACCACACCCAGCGGAACTACCCGATTGCGGTGTTCAGCATCCAGACGTCGTATCTGTCGTCCGACATCAACTCCAGCATCGCCACGATCTCGCTGACGGACGCTTCGACATATCCGAATGCAGGGACCATCACCATCGATTCCGAGCAGATCACCTATAGCGGTAAGAACAGTAACACTCTGACAGGCTGTATCCGAGGGGTCAACGGAACCACGGCAGCGTCTCATACTGCATACACACCTGCACCTTTTGTCATCCCGAATCAGGTCGTGGTGCATGAGTTTGGCAACGACGATCTGTCTACCGCTACGCCACGCGCTATCGAGGCGTATGCTGAATCGTCGGACTTCGACATCCAAGACGGACACACTTTCGGGTATGTCTGGCGTATCGTGCCTGACGTGAACTTCATCGGTTCGACGGCGAACAACCCGCAGGTCGTCTTGACGGTCAAGCCCCGGCAGAACTCGGGGTCCAACTATGACGCTGCCGATATGCCAACGGTGACCCGCACGACGACCATACCGATCCAGCAATACACCGGGCAGGTCTACACCCGCATCCGGGGTAGGCAGATGGCATTCCGGATCGAGTCCACGGCGCTTGGCGTAGCGTGGCAGATGGGTTCAATGCGTATCGATGTCCGTCCGGATGGGAGACGCTGATGCCCGCTTTGAACATCGTCCCGCCGAACTTGCCGAATGCGCCGAACCAGTATGACGGTCGGTACCACGACCAGTTCGCCAACGTGCTGCGGCTCTTCTTCATCGCGCTGACGAACAAGGTCAACTCGCCGTTGCCTCATGGGTCGTTCTACGACACGACTACGCAGACAAACC